GCAACACGCCACTGTTCACGGGTCGCATCACCGACATCGACATCGCCTACAACTTCGACCTGAGCACCTGCACGATCACCGCATCTGATGACTTTGTGCTGCTTGCCAACACTTTCACGGGCGATGCGTTCACGCCGAGCGCAGAACTTTCTGGCGCACGAGTAGCGGCGATACTCGATCTGCCCGAAGTGAACTTCCCTGCGGCGACACGGAACATCGACACGGGCGTGGCTGCTCTCGGCGCATACGAGATCGCTGCGAACACGAACGCTGCCGCCTACCTGCAACGGGTAGCCGAAGCCGAGCAGGGTCTGTTCTATGTGGCGGCTGACGGCACGCTCACTTTCACCGACCGTGTGACGGGTGCGTTCGCATCACCCGTAGCGACATTCAGCGATACGGGTAGCGACATCTCGTACACAGGGCTGGCGACGATCTACGGGCAAGAGTTTCTCTACAACCGTGTGCAGGCTCAGACCGAGACTGGTGCGGTGCAGACGGCTGATGATGCGACGAGCCAGACAGAGTTCGGTATCAGCACGCTCGCTCTCGACGGGCTGCTGCTCGCCAGCGACGGTGCTGCGCTGACGCTCGCAGACAAGTTGCTGAGTCTCTACAAGCAGCCCGAATACAGGTTCGACGACTTGCAGGTGCTCGCTTCTGCGCTCGACTCTTCCGACCGTAATCTGCTGATGTCGCTCGACATGGGTGATGTCATCACCGTGACCAGAACCTTCTCGACGGGTACGCCAGCCAGCGTCTCTGACGACTATGCGATCGAACGCATCACCCACCAGATCACACCCGACAGGCACATCGTCACGCTCGGTCTCTATGTCGCTGATCTGGTGAACCCGTTCACGCTGAACGATGCCGTGTTCGGGCGGCTCGACGAACAGAATGCCGTGACCTGAACCTGTTAGGCTGGCTGCACTTATGGCGATAACAGGCACGAAACTGTGGGCAAGCGGTGATGTCGTCACTGCCGCCGATGTGAATCAGTATCTGATGCGTGGCGTGAAGGTGTTCGCTGATGCTGCGACCCGTGACGCTGCCTACGGTGGTGCTGGCGAACCGACGCTCGAAGAAGGCGAAGTGTGCTATCTCGTGGATACGAATCAGGTGCTCGCCTACACTGGTGCTGCGTGGTCGCCCGTAGGTGACGACGCACCCGATAGCGATCAGATCGTGCTGGCAGCAGCAGTGTTCATCTAGGAAGGTTCAGACATGGCGACATTCAGCAAGATCGCTCTCAGCGGTTCTACAGACGGCAAACTCATCAAGGTGGCTGCGACTGCTACGGCTGGCACGACGATTCACACAGGCTCTGCGACTGCGACCACCTTCGACGAAGTGTGGCTCTATGCCGTGAACAGCGATACGACTGACCGCAAACTGACGATCGAGTGGGGTGGCACATCGTCGCCCGACGATCTCATCGAGCAGACGATTACCGCCGAGTCGGGTCTGCTGCTCGTCGTCGCAGGTCTAGTCATCAAAGGGAACGCCACGCCACTCGTGGTGCGTGCGTTCGCTGCTTCTGCGAATGTCGTGATGATCGGCGGTTATGTGAACCGCATCACGGCGTAATCGGCTATGCGTTTCGGTGAGCGCACACGCTCAGGTACGAAGGTAAGCGGCTGGACACAGCGAGCGGCGGCTGGCAACACTTACGGTGTGGCGACGGGTGGCACTTCTTCATCTATCACGGTGAGCAGTCAGGCGTACACGCTTCTCACTTTCACATCTGACGATAATCTCGTCGTGTCTAAGGCTGGTCTGTTTGATGTGATGCTGGTTGGCGGCGGTGGCGGCGGTTCGGGTGGTGGTGCTGCGAACTTCGCAGGTGGCGGCGGTGGTGCTGGTGCGCTAGTTGGTTATGCGGCAACGACAACTATCTATCTTGCGGCGGCGACCTACACGATAGACATTGGTGCGGCTGGTGCTGGCGGTGGTCCTGGGGCTTCGGGTGAAGGTTCGCACATCGGTTCCATTATTAGTGCGTGTGGTGGTGGCGGTGCGGCGAACGGTTCGTACAGCACAACTTACAGTGCGAAGGCGATGTCTGGCGGTAGCGGCGGCGGTTCAGTTGCTACGCCTAACTATCAGCAAGGTTTGAGTGTTGATGAAGTGTTCGGTAACGACGGCGGCAAGGGGTACAGCGATGTGTATGTTGAGGCAGGCGGTGGCGGTGGCTATGCGTCAGCAGGTGTTACTTGTACCGCAGAAGGCGCAGGTGCGGCAGGTGGCAACGGTCAAGACATCTCATCGTGGGTAGGCGCAGGCTCAGCAGATAATGTTGCGGCAGGTGGCGGCGGTGGTGGTCGTGATAGTGGCGGTGCGGCAAGTACGGGCGGCGTAGCAGGCAAGAACACAGGCGCGGGCAATAACGCAACTACGGCTGGCTCTGGCGGCGGCGGTACTTACGGCACGAGCAGCGGCGGCAACGGTGCTAACGGCAAGATATGGGTCAGGTTCAAGGTATGAGCGAACCTACGAACTACGCCAAAGTTGAGAACGGCATCGTCACCGATGTTCGTGTCGTTGCGTATGACTTCATCGTGGCGAACCCTGACCGATACGGTGACGCTTCGCTATGGCACGACGCTCACTTCAACACCGAAGGCAAGAAGTACGCCGCTATCGGTGATACCTATGATGCGGTGAACGATGTGTTCGTAGCACCGACAACCGAAGTAGCCGAATGACCACGAAAGTAGGCGATCGACGATGATCATCGAACTCAGCAAGCAGCAGAAAGCAGCACTCGCTTCATACGGTCGCAGCGTGCTCGCCGCAGTCGCAGCAGTAGTGGCGACAGGGAACTACTCGGCAGACGATCTCGTGAAGGCTGCTCTCGCAGCAGCACTGCCACCGATCATCAGGTGGGCGAACCCGAATGACCCTGCGTTCGGTCGAGTGAAGAAGAAACGCAGCCGCCGACCGTGAAGGCTCGCCGCTACACAGGCACGAAAGACGGTGTGGCGACAGGTCGCAGGGCTGGCATGACTGCGTTCATCAGAGAGATCGAGACACGCAGCAGCGGTGCGCTGTGGAATAACGGCGACTTCGTGGTGCGTCAGATGCGTGGCAAAGAGTCGCTGAGCGTTCATGCGACGGGTCGAGCCGTCGATCTCTCGTACCGCTATGTGCGTGGCACAGGTAAGGGTGATGCGACTCGTGGCATTCCCGAAGGCGGCAGGAAGCAGGCGATCTGGTGGTCTCGTCTGCTCATCATCAACGCCGACCTGCTCGGCATCGAACTGATTCTCGACTACTTCCCTGAGCCGTATGGTCGTGGCTGGCGGTGCGATCGCCGTGACTGGGTGAAGTACGAAGTGCCGACGCTGGCTGGCGCACCGAAAGGCGACTGGCTGCACATCGAGATAACACCGAGCATGGCTGATGACGCTGCCGCTGTGCGCAGAGCGTTCACAGAGATCGTGCTACCGAACTAGCCTGTGACCTATGAGCACACCTGTCATCGTCGCTCTCATCACGGGTGCGTTCGCAATAGTGGTCGCACTGATTCAGTCGGCACGCCGAGAGAACCGTGACGATCATGCGACGGTCGCAGAGAGCCTGCGTCAGATTCACAAAGATGTTCACCGTGTCGGTGAGAAGGTAGATCGACACATCGAGTGGCACGCCGAAGGGGGCAGCAGTGGCAGGTCTAGCCGAGCAGATCAGTAGCGAACCCGTTCAGACGGGTGGTGTGAAGCGGCGTCGCATCTGGCAGATCGCTGCGCAACTCGACGAAGAAGATCGGGCTGCGTTCATCGCCGCACTGAACGACCCGAACACGCCTGCACGCAGCATCATCAGAGCATTGGCGAAGCGTGACATCTCGCTGAGCGAATCGGTGATCAGCATCTATCGGTCGGGCGGCTATGGCTCGACTCTCTGACGACATCGCCAGCAGCGGCGACGAGCAGCAGCGCATCGAGACGGTGCGGCTGCGTCGTGAGCGTGACGCTGCGACGACCGAGAACCTGCGGCTCACGCAGAAGGTGGAAGAGTTGCAGCGCACTCTCGATGTGGTCGAGCGTGTCGAGTCTGCACGGCTCGCACCTGTCGAGTGGCTGACACCGAAGAAGCCCGTGAAGCAGTCGGCTGCCACGCTGATGCTGATGCTCTCTGACCTGCATCTCGATGAAGTGGTCGAGCCGTCTGAGATCGACGGTCTGAACGCCTACAACCGTGAGATCGCCGTGCTGCGTCTGCGTAAGACGATCGAGAACACGGTGAAACTGAGCCGCCACTATCTCGCTGGCGTGAAGTATGACGGGTGTGTGGTGCTGCTCGGCGGCGACATCTTCTCTGGTGACATTCACGAAGAACTGAAAGAGACGAACGAAGACACGATGCTCGGCTCGCTGCTGTATTGGGCGCAAGAGATCGCATCGGCTCTCGATCTGCTCGCTGGCGAGTTCAGGCGTGTTCATGTCGCAGCGGTCGCAGGTAATCACGGGCGCACGACCCGTAAGCCGAGAGCGAAACTGCGTGCTCGCACGAACTTCGACTGGCTGCTGGCGAAGATGCTGGAACGGCACTTCACTGGCGACAAGCGCATCACCTTCGATGTGCCTGAGTCGAGCGATGTGCTGGTGCGTGTCTATGACTCGTCGCATCTGCTGACTCACGGCGATCAGGCGCACGGCGGCGGCGGTATCGGCGGCATCTATCCACCGATCATGCGGCTGCGAGCACGGAAGGCGCAGCGGTATCTCGCCACAGGTCAGTCGTTCGGCACGCTTTGGCTCGGTCACTGGCATCAGTACCTGCCGTCGCCGTCGCTCATCGTGAACGGGTCGATGAAGGGTGTCGATGAATACGCCTTCGTGAATAACTTCGGCTACGAGCCGCCGCAGCAGGCTCTGGCTGTCGTCGTGCCTGAGAAGGGAATCACGCTGCAAGCACCCGTGTTCTGCGCCGACAGGAAGCGTGAGAAGTGGTGAGCGAGATCGCACGCACGAGAGTGCTCGTCGTCTGGCATGACGCTCACACGGTCGCTGACGGGTGGTGCGAACTGTCTGACATCGACGATGAGCCGCTGGTCGTCAAGACGATCGGCTGGCTGCTGCCCGATGCGAAGGCTGGTCATGTGGTGGTGGCGCAGTCGGTGACGAGCGATGACGGTCTCGACTCTGTGCTGTGTATCCCTGTGGGCATGGTGCAGTCGGTGTCTGTAATCTGAGCAGCACGCTCGTGTAGTCGCTTCCCCTTCGGCACGCACGGGCTGGTCGGGTCGGCGCAGCGGTTGGCTGCGCTCGACTCGGCTACTCAGCGCACCGTGCTCAGTATCTGCGAGATGCGTGCTCTCGTGTCATCGGTCAGCGTGTACGGGTAGAACTGCGACTCGTCGATCGTCAGCGCAGGGAACTTCTGACGCACCGTGTCGAGTGTGGTCGGCTGACCGTCAGCGACTTTCAGATCGTGGCGGTCGAACGACTTGCGCAGACGCTGCTCGTATGAGCCGCCTGCGACGAAGGCGACGATGCGCAGGTACTCTCGACGGAACTCTGCGTCGTGACCTGCCTTCGGCACGGCTGCGTGTGCGAACTCGTGCAGCAGCACCCACAGTGGTGCGTGGCTCGACATCACGATCTCGTGCGTTCGGAAGTATGTGCCGCCCATACCTGTGCGACCGTACCTGATTCGCAGCCGCTGAAACTCTGACGGGAAGTTCAGCAAGTCTGCGATCTGCTGCGCAGTGATCGTCGCTGGTGGCGTGTGCCAGAGCCGTGCCGTCTTGCCTGATCGCCACATCTCACGCTCGGCTGCGTAGGTGAGATTCCCGATACGGCGACGAGCCATGTCACGCACCTGCCTTCGCCGCTTTGCGTGCTGCACGCTTGCGCTGATCTTCGATCACCTTGTCGAACTCTGCTTCGTCGCCAGTGTCGAGCAGTGCCTGTGCTGCACGCTGGCTGATCTTCGTCTGCTCACGGTGCGCTGCTGGTGCAGTCGGGAAGCAGTGTGAGCAGAGTGCTGAGCCGAGACGGGCGACTGCTGCATCGGTGGTGCTGCCGCTGAGCGAAGGCATCAGTGCGAAGGTGGTGAAGTTGCGACCCCTGTTGCATGAGTGACAGTGCATCGTGCTGTGAATGTGACCGCTGCTGCTGGTGACGATGAAGAACCGTGACCACTGGTGCTCGGCGTAGAGAGCGTCGAGTGGTGCGATCTGCTGTCTGATCGCAGTGACTTTGGCGGCTGCTTCATCGTGCCACTGCTGCAACTTCGCTTCGTGGCGGCGAGCCAAGCAGCGTGACCAGTGAGCCTTGTCGCTCTCTGCACGGCTCAGGTCTCGCAGCAGTGCGAGCAGTTGCGTGTCGATCTCTGTTGGATTCATGTGTGTTCCCTTCTCTGTGGTCATGTGACCATCTTAGCACCATCTGGCTAACTTTGTCCAGTTATCCAGATAGCCAGTAAACACAGGGGTATCTGGCAGGCTCACTGTGTGACACCCCTGCGCCAGCATGAGCGTCACCACATCACAGAAGGGGAACACGAATGACCACCACCGATCTCTACATCATCGAGAAACCGCCGCACGGCTCTCTCGAATGGCTGATGAGACGACACCGAGACGCAGCAGGCAGATGCGTGCTCGGCGCATCAGACGCACCAGCACTCGTCGATGTGTCACCGTTCACGAGCCGTGCCGATCTGTTCCACAGTAAGAGCACGACACCGAAGGTGAGCGAAGGCACTGCTGCGATGCAGGTCGGGAACATTCTCGAACCTGCGCTCGTCGCAGAACTCGGTCGCAGACTCGGTGCAACGATGCACACACCGAACTCGATGTACCAGCGAGATCGCTTCATCGTGTCGCTCGACGCTCTCGCACTCAGCGAAGGCAAGCCAGCGGTTGTCGGTGAAGTCAAGACGACACGCAGGCATCGCATCGAGACGATCGACGATGTGCCACCCGATTACTTGTGGCAGTGCTGGGCGCAGATGCTCGTGCTCGACCGACCCGTGTGGCTCATCGTGCTCGACAAAGACCTGAGCATCAGTACGCACGAGATACCACGCAACGAAGAAGCACTCGATGTGCTGCGCCGTGACTCGCAGACATTCTGCACTGCGGTCGATGAGCGTGACGCTCAACTGCTCGCAGACCTGTCGCAGCAGATGACGGTCGAGCAGATCGCAGAGATGTACCGACCACCGAAGCCGATCGAGCGTGCGCTGACCGTCGATGAGTATGCATGGGTGCGTGAACTCGCTGACGCACGAGACCTGAAACGGCAGGCAGAGCAGTTAGAGCAGGCGGCGAAAGATCACATCGCTCGCACGATGCTCGACGCAGAGATCGCAACATTCGACGGGCGAAAGGTGCTCACATGGCGTGAGCAGGCTGGTCGCTCGTCTCTCGATGTGGCGAGACTGCGAGAAGCGCACCCTGAACTTGTCGCAGAGTTCATGTCACAGGGATCACCGAGCCGTGTCATGCGGCTCTCAAACACGAAGGGAAATACGCAATGAGTTTCGACCTGAGCAACTATGTCGATGTGCCGACACGCATCAGACAACTACGAGAGAAGCACCCTGATGCGGTGCTGCGACCGTTCAACCCTGCCGAACCGTTCCGCATCTGCGAGATCGGTGGGCGTGAGTTCATCATCTACACGGCTGCGTGCTACCGCACACCAGACGACCCGACACCTGCGATCGCAGTCGCAGCAGAGCCTGTCATCGGCTCGTCGTCATTCACTCGCAACAGCGAACTGATGAACGCCGAGACTTCGGCGTGGGGTCGGGCGATCATGGCTGCGCTCGCAGTCGATGAGCCGCACATCGCCAGCCGTGAAGAAGTGCAGAACCGTCGCAACGATGACACTGCGAAACTGACCGAGCAGATCGTGCGTGATGTGTTCCCTGAGTCGCAGCCAGTCGAGCAGCACCCTGCCACGCATCAGCCGTCAGGGTCGCAGAAACTCGCTGCGGTCGCATCGGTGAAGCAGCAGAACCTGATCAAGAAACTGTGCCGTGAACGGCAGATCACCGACCTACACGCTCATGCCAGCGATGTGCTGAACCGTCAGGTCGATTCTCTCTCGACGCTCACCACTAGGGAAGCGTCGAAGGTGATCGAGTCTCTAATGAACGGCGGCTGACGGTGGCGTACCACACTTACGAGACGGCTGCGAATCTGCTGCTGGAACAGCGAGCCGCCGACCGTCTCGCTCGACACTGGCGTGGTCGATGCCTGCCGACAGAGCAGTACGAGTCGTTCGATCGCAGGCTCATCGAGCCTGACGGTCGCACGGCTGCGCTCGTCGAGATCAAGGTGCGTAACTACGACATCGAGTTCATGGTGACGCACCAGTATCTGCTCAGTCTGAGCAAGGTGAAGTCGCTGCTCGCCGCTGCGAAGCGTCGTGCCGCAGTGCCGCTGGTCATGGTGGTCTGCACAGATGACGACTTTCTGCTCGACCTGAGAGACGAGACAGGTCAGAACCTGCGACGGCTACCGATGAACGACCGCCAGCACGATCATCACACGGGCGAGCCTGTGATGCGTGACGAGTGGCTGGTCGCATTCAGTGGCGCACGATTCCTGCCGCTGTTCACGCTGCCGAGTCTGCTGTGAAGCACTGGCGCAAGTTCGCTGCGTGTCTCGGCGCAGACGGCAGCATCTTCTTCCCGACTCAGCGCAAGTTCAGTGCTCGCACATGGCGACCAGCACGAGCGATCTGCGAGACCTGCACCGTGCGTGAAGAGTGTCTGGCTATGGCGATCACTCTGCCTGAGACCGAAGATCGCTGGGGTATGTTCGGCGGCATGACACCGAGCGAACGCAGGCTGCATCGACGCTCACTGCGAAAGCAGCCACGATGATCGACGAAGATGACCTGCCCGACCCTGAGCAGATCAGTCTCGGTGAACCGATGAACGACTCGTATGGTGCGATCTGTGCGATGCTCACCGAGCACATGGTCGATGCCGACAGGCTGAATCGCTGGCTCATCGGGCTGATGCTCGTAGCGTTGCACGACGCTGATGCGAGCGATGTGCCGCTGGTCGATGCGCTCGAAGTCGTCAGCGACATGAACTACGCAGACATGGCGATCGCAGGTTTCGACTCGATGAACACGCTCGTCGGTCTGGTGAAGAAAGAGAGACATCGTGGCAGACGACAGAAAGGGTGAATGTGAAGGCAGGCGAGATCGCTGCACGCTCGGTGATGCCTGCCCGAAGTTCGGGCTGCTCGGTCGTGTGTCTCGTGACGGTGCTCGACGAGTGAAAGGGTGCGGCGACCCTGTGGCTCGTGGCAAACGGAATCGGGCGAAGGGTGACGGCAAAGCGAGACGGGCGAGAAAGATGCTCGGCATCGCAGGTGCGAACACACGGCACGAAGAACTGTGGGGTGGTGCGCTGCGTGTCGAGATCAAGGCTGGTGCGCAGATCGAGCCGATAGCGACCAGATACCGCACCGCTGAGCAGCAGTCTGAGCAGCATCGTGCGCTCGGTGACAGCCGTGCGTTCGTGCTGGTGGCGATGCCTGACGGTGAGAGCGACGGTCTGGCAGTAATGCGGCTCTCTGACTTCTCGCAGATCATCGCACTGCTGAGAGATACAGGGCATCTATAAGGTGAGCGACGACCGAAGGGGGTCACGATGAGTATCAGGTTGATGACATGGGTGTGGGCGAACTCGCCGTACAGCGGTGAGCGTCTGCTGCTGCATCTCGCTCTCGCAGATTTCGCCAACGATGACGGCGTGTGCTTCCCGTCGCACGGCACGCTGGCGAAGAAGGCACGATGCTCGACAGGGTGGGTCTCGCAGACGATCAAGCAGATGATCGCAGACTCGCTCATCGAGATCGTCGAGCCTGCTGGTCAGGGGCGTGGCAAGGTGGGCAGATACCGACTGCTGAAAGGCAACACTGAGTGTGACCTATCCGAGTCGATAGGTCTCACTTCAACCGCAGTTAGGTCACACTCTGACGCATCTCTCTCTACTTATCTGAACCGTCAAGAACCGTCAGATACTCAGAGCGAGTTCGAGCGACTCTGGAAGTGCTATCCACGCAAGACGGCGAAAGGTGTCGCACGCCGATCGTTCGAGCGTGTGATGAAGCGCAGCGATGCGCCGACCGTCGATGCGCTCGTCTCGGCTGTTGAGAGATACGCAGCACAGTTCACCAGCGGCAAGACCGACATGAAGTTCTGCGCACATCTCGCCACATGGCTGAACGGCGAACGGTGGCTCGACGACACGACGAGCGACCAGCCGCAGCCAGTCGTGCAGGTATCCGCTGAGATACGCACCGCAGAGAATCTGGCTGCCGCATACGCACACACCCGTCGCAGCGAAGCCGACCTAGTAGAGTCGATCGCACCGTACTCGCCTGCTGCACAGACCGCAGCACTCGCACTCTTTCGAGCCATGAAAGCAGGCACGCCGTGACCAGACTCTCAGCCTTCGCATTCACTCTCATCATCTCGCTGCTCGGTGTCACCGCCGCACAGTCATACAGTGATCGTGAGATCGCTGACATACCGCCCACGACTGAGAGCATGGTGACATCGAGCAGCACCCTGCCGAGCACCACCACGACGAGCACCGTGCCTGTACCCCCTGATGCACGATGCCCGATGTGGTGGTCGCTCGCACGCAGCGTCGGCTTCACCGATGAACAGATGCCGACACTCGACCGCATCATGTTCGTCGAAAGCAGATGCGACGAGACGCAACTGAACGCTGACGATCCGAACGGCGGCAGCATCTCGCTCACGCAGATCAACCGCTTCTGGTGTCTGCCGTCTCGCTACTATCCGTCTGGCTATCTGCAAGCGGTCGGTGTGCTCACGACCTGCGACGATCTCTGGCAGCCTGAGATCAACTTGCGTGCTGCGCTCGCTCTCGTCGAATACAGCCGCAGCGTCGGTCTCGACGATTGGCATCAGTGGGCGTGGCTCTGAGATGTCGCCACAGCGTTTCTCGTGGCGTGTGGTGCGTCATCTGCGCTCTGTCAGATGCTCGCTGGGGTCGCTCGGTCGGCGTGCTCTCAGAGCGTCTGCCAGAACTAGCAGGCATCTGAATAATGCGTATTTGCTAGGGAATCTTACGATTTGACACATCTAGCCAGATGTGTGCTATGATGAGTGCAGCGCAGACCGAAGGGGTCTGCCACACAGAAGGGAACAGACAGACATGAAGAAGGCAGACATCACAGACGCAACGAGTCAGCACGACTCGGTTGCGATCTTCGAGCATCAGCGTGGCAGTACCTACGGTGATGTGACCTATGTGCGACTGATGACCGAAGCAGATCGCAAGACACACGGCGAACCGAGCAAAGACTTCAACTCAAAGAGATTCATCGCAACCGACACTCGCATCTCTGTCGTGTTCGTCGAGCCAGTGAACGAGAAGGGTGAGCGTCTGAGCCGATACCGTCAAGACGACTTCGTGTGCGCAGGTTTCGTCGATACCGAAGCCGTGCGATTCAGCGGTCAGCCAGCAGGTCGCCCACTGATGTTCACTGTGCCGATTCAGCGGTTGAAGCGACAGGTGAACGCCACTCAGTCGTTCGCAGACTTCTTCAACGACCACCTAGCCGCACAGAAGGTAGCCGCAGAGAAGCGTGAGCAGGCAGAGAAGCAGAAGGCTCGCCGTCAGCGTGAGCACGAAGATCGTCTGCTCGACATGAGCAAGCGTGTTCACGCACTCGGTCACGATGACTACCGAGTTCAGAACGCTGGCTGGAACAGCATCGGTGACAAGGTTGAGATCAACATCGACACGCTCTCGGCTCTCATCGCCGCAGCAGAGAAAGCAGGTGCGTGACCATGACGCTCACCGAACTGATCGACCGACTCACCGCCATACAGGAAGAGCACGGCGACATCGAAGTGCTGGCAGCGTTCCAACCGAACTACCCACTCATCACCGATGTGCAGGCGATCACCACCGTGATCGCAGGCGACGACACGACGCTCTACATAGCAGTCGGTGACGGCGACAACTACGGCAGCAAGAACCTGTGGGCAGATGACGAGATCGAAGTCTGCGCCGAATGCGAATCAGACGACTGCGAGTGCGACGATGAATGACGCAGCAGCACAGGTCGCAGCAGCGATCGAAACGCACGGCGCACCGAAATGGGTGACGGTCGTGCCGATGAGCGTGCGCCGACAGGTCGCATCAGACATCAAGGCGCAACTGCTCGCCACTGCACGAGTCAGCGAAGGCTGGTCACGGCAGAGAGACGGCAGGCTCGTGTTCGGCAGGCTCGATGCACGAGAGACACTGCGCCAGTGGGCGACACAGAACCTGTTCGCCGTGCTCACCGTGCGAGAGATCGCAGAGCAGGCAGGTGTGCCGCAGTCGGCGGTGCGCACGATGATCTCAGAGCGTGCCGACATCTTCCGTAAGAGCGACGGGCGCACCTACGAAGTGCGAGACCCGAACGCAGACCGACAGGCAGACAAGCGATGACTGCCACACAGATCGCATCGGCAACCGCCGATACGAATACCACACACAAAGGGGATACACCGAAATGACCACGAAGAATCGGCGCATCGAAGCCGACCTGATTACGACCGAGCAGCCTGTGCGCAGCGATTACGCACTGATGCAGGTGACACTGACGCTCGCCGTCGAGACCTATCTGTGCGACGAGCACATGACGCAGGCACACGAAGCAGCAATCGAAGATGTGCTCGAACGCTTCGAGCCGCTGGTCATCGAGTCCGAGATGATCGGCTCGCAAATCATCGTGCTGCATAGCGAGTTCACGCCACTCGGTCTCACGAAGCAGGTGCGCTCGTGAACACATGGTCTGACTTCTACGAGATCATGCTGGTAGCGATCGCCTTCTTCTGCGTCGGCAGACTCTGGGGCTACGAAGCGCAGTGGAAGGAAGAAACACGCCGTGCGGCTCGTCGCCGTGCGCATCGTCACTCACAGAAAGAGAGCAACTAGACATGACCTACCGCATCATCAAGAAGCACTGGCAAGGCTGCACACATCTAAGTGATAGCCGACAAGACATTCAGTACGCCTATGCCGATCTCAACGGCGCAAAGCACATTTGCGGCAACGACATCGGTGAAGAATGCTTCATGCTCACAGACGGTCGCACAGCGTGGCTAATCTCGACAGACATCGAGCAAGTCGAACCGCTGCACGATAACTATCTGCGTGAACCTTACGGCGAATCACCGTACTGCTACGAAGTCTGGTGGGGTGCAGCAGGTTGTCTCTACGACTCTGACCACCCTGCGTTCAGCGCAGACACTCTGCAAGAGATCGAAACATGGTTACGAAGCGAAGAAGCAGACCTGTATCGAGAAGCAGTAGGTGAGTTCAGCACTTACCGATTCGAGATCATCGACACTACAACTACCGAGTTCATCGACTAACTACAACGAAAGAGAGCAACTAGACATGAGCAGAGAAACACTGAGCCACCTGAACACGCAGGTGCTGGTCGGGTTCACCGATCAGCGTGGCATGGCGTGGCACTACAAGAAAGACGAGCAGGGTGACGAGCCGAATCACTACACAGGTGCGATACCCGTCGCAGATGTGCAGCGCAGACTCTTCTCGTGGCACGCAGTGGCGATGCCGATGCACATCACCGCACCAGACGGCACACGCTACGAAGTGCCGAACCGTCAGGCGATCGTGCGAGACGACTCGTGGCAGGTGCTCGGCGTACCGTCGAAGGCGTATCAGCCGCATCAATACGACGAATGGCTGCTGACGCAGGTGGCGAACCTGCTCGACGACGATCTGAGCATCGGGTCGGCTGGTCTGCTGAAAGGCGGTGCAGTCGCATGGGTGCAGGTCGAGATGCCTGAGAACATGACGGCGGCAGGGGTCGAGTTCAGACCGCATCTGCTTGCCACCACATCGTTCAACGGCGAGATCGCCACGCTCTACAAGCGCACTTGCACGGTCGTCGTCTGCGATAACACTCGTGCGAAGGCTCTGAGCGAGAGCAGCGACGAAGTACGGGTGAAGCACACGAGCCAGTCGTTGCTGCGTCTCGCTGACGCACGGCAGGCTCTCGACATCGTGCATCATCTCGGTGACGACTTCGCCGCAGAGATCGAACGACTGATGAGCGTGAAGGTGAGCGACCGACAGTTCGACCGCTTCCTGTCGATACTCGCACCGTCAGACGATCGTGAGAGCCGCCAGTCGCAGACCCGTGCAGAGAACCTGCGCAACACGCTGCGCCAGATGTGGCAGACCGACATCAGGTGCGCACCATTCAGGGGTACGGGCTTCGGTGCGGTGCAGACGGTGAACACATGGCGGCAGCACATCAAGCCGACTCGCAACGGGCGCAGCATGATCGAGCGCACGATGCTCGACACGCTCACGGGTGTGACCGAACTCGAAGATCGGCAGGTCGCTGACATGGTGCTGGCAGTCGCACGATGAGTAGGCTCTGCGTCTCTCAGTTAGGGGTCAGCGGTGCGAGACATCGACATAGCGAATGCCATACACTTTCTGTCACGCATCTCGGTGGGCAGGCTCGACGAAGAGAAACTGATCGAGACCGTCGATGCGCTACGGAAGGAACTGGAACGCAGACGACATGAGCGACGGCAACGAAAGAATGGCTGAACTCATCGAGTGGCAGGCACGCTGCTCAGATGCGCAGAACAGCATTGAGCGTCTGCGTGAAGAGCGTGACGCTCTGCTCAGCACGATCGTGGCGCACCGTCAGCGTGAAGATGCGCTCGTCACACGCATCACCGAACTCGAAGCGACCGTGCAGCGCATGACGCAAGAGATCGCACGGCATCGAGCAGACGGCGAACTGTACCCGTGAACGCTCTCGATGTGGTCGTCGTCATCTGGCTCGCCTGCGCACTCGTGCTCATCGTGACGGTCGATAGGTTCAGCCGATGATCGTGCGCTGCATGACCTGCCAGCATCTCGTCGTCGGTGTGAGAAATGCGACGGTCGGCTGCGTCTGCGACCCTGATGCACCGACATGGCTGGCGGTCGTGAACGACGAGCGCATCATCGGCGGCACATACCGCTACTACATAGCGATGACCGAGACCGCCGACTAGATGCCGCTGCTCACACAGAACAGCGAACTACGACCGCACCTGATCTGGAACTGGTCGATACCAGCACTCACAGCGAAACTCGCTGACGGCAGACGCATCAGCACCTGCCCGTCAGCAGGCATCTGCGCACGACTCTGCTACGCACGCAGCGGCACATACCTGTTCTCGAATGTGCTCGCAGCGCACACACGAAACCTGCAACTGGTGATCGACGACCGAGATGAATGGCGCAGACAGATGATCTGCGAACTCAACGAGCCACGCTTCACGAGACGGCGAGCAGCGAGAGTGCTGCCGATCGAGCGACACGACATCGCAGACGACTGGCTCAGAGCATGGTCAGACAGCGGCGCACCAGCGATACGCATACACGACAGCGGCGACTTCTTCGCAGAATGGTATCTGCACCTGTGGCTCGACATCGCCCGTGCGAATCCGAGACTGCTCTTCTACGCCTACACGAAAGAGATCACGATGCTGCGCACCGTCACCGAGATGCCAGACAACTTTCGCTGGCTGGCGAGCACTGGCGGCACGCAAGACCACCTGATCACAGACGATCTGCGTCACGCCGATGTGTTCCCGACAGATGACGCTCTGACGGCGGCAGGGTACACGAGTCAAGACGCATCAGACCTGCTCGCCGTGCTGCTGCCGACGAATCGCATCGGGATACCAGCGAACCGCATCAGGCACTTCGTGAAGCAGATGAACGGGCGAACATTCAGCGAGATTCAGCGCACCCTGCACGCCTAGACTCTGCGGCATGACAGAGAAGGAACTGGATACCAGAACGGTCGGCATCGACTCGGTGAGACCGCACCCGAAGAATGTGCGGCAAGGTGACATCGGTGCGATCTCAGAATCGCTGAAAGCGCACGGTCAGTATCGGGCGATCGTCGTGCAACGCAGCACAGGTCAGATACTCGCAGGTAATCACACATGGAAGGCGGCGAAGGCTCTCGGCTGGTCGCACATCTCTGCGCACTTCATCGACTGTGACGATGAGCAGGCGATGCGCATACTGCTTGCAGACAACCGTGCAAACGACTTAGCGACTTATGATGACGCAGCACTAGCAGAACTACTGAAAGAACTCTCATCAACAGATGACGGTCTAACAGGAACACTGTACGACGGTGATGCTCTTGATCGACTCGTCGCTGACATTGAGATCAGTTTGCATGACTCAAATACGCTGAACGCCTACACACAAATCATCAAAGTTCCGCAGTATCAGATAGTTGGCGAGCGACCCGAAACACACGAACTGTTCGACGACACTCGTGCTCAGAAACTACGAGCAAACATCGAGAGAACAGATTTGCCAGACGACATCAAATCGTTCCTTCTCAAAGCAACTGAACGACATACAGTATTCAACTATCGAAAGATCGCCGAGTTCTATCCACACGCATCGGCAGAAGTTCAGCAACTCATGGAAGATAGCGCACTCATCATCATCGACGCAGACGACGCAATATCCAAAGGATACGCAACATTTGCTCAACAGATAAGCGATCTCGAAGCAACCGATCATGACTGATCACAAGAAGTTTGCTGCGTTCATACTTACGCATGGCAGACCTACACAAGTCATCACATACGAAAGTCTGCGCAAAGCAGGATACACAGGCGACATCTACTTGATCATTGACAATGAAGATAAGACCGCAGACGCCTACTACAAAGAGTTCGGTCACGACAAAGTAATCATGTTCGACAAAGAAGCAGCAGGAAATACCTTCGACATCGCCGACACTCGAACAGACAGACGAGCAACTGTGTATGCACGAAACGCATCATTTGACATCGCCAAGAAGTTAGGTCTCGACTACTTCATGCAACTAGATGATGACTACAACGGATTTAGATTCCGTTCATACAACGCAGCAACAGATCACTATCGCTCAGTGCAGATCAAATCACTTGACAAAGTATTCACAGCCATGATGCAACTGATCGACTCAACACAAGCAACGAGCATCGCACTGTCACAAGGCGGCGACTGGCTAGGCGGTGTAAACAGTCAAGCAGCACGAATGCCACTAATGCGCAAATGTATGAACTCATGGCTGTTCAGAACAGATAGACCGATTCAGTTCATCGGAAGAATGAATGACGATGTGAACACCTACACCATTCACGGCTCTCGTGGACATCTGTTCTTCACTTGTTCAGCAGTTCAACTCGACGCAATACCTACGCAGAAAGGATCTGGTGGAATGACCGAGATGTACCTTGACACAGGTACATACATGAAGTCGTTCTACACAGTCATGATGGCACCATCATGCACAACGGTCAGAGTCATGGGTCAGACGAATCCACGACTTCATCATCACATTCGTTGGGATCACGCTGTACCAAAGATCATTAGTGATACATACCGCAAGAAGCGATGACCATACAACGACCCTGCTTAAACTGCGGCAGACTCACCACACGCACCACACGCTGCGAGCACTGCCAAAGACATCACGACCGACTGTATGACGCTGACTATCGACGACAAGCAGAACGCATCAGAGAACTCGCAACTCACTGTCACATCTGCGGCGAAGGCAGACGAGATGACGATCCGTTCACAGCAGACCACATCAGACCACGAGACCCGACATCACCACTCGCACCAGCACACCGATCATGCAACACACGCAAGAGCAACCGACCACCACACGCACCACGATGACCCCACCCTGCATCTGCACCCGACTGAGCGACCCGACCTGCGACCGCAGCGACGACGACGACGACGACTGACCCGACCCCCCACCCCACCCGATGCGTTTTTCTGGCAGCCGACCCCCCACCCGACAT